ACTTACCACCTTTGTAAAGTCTGTCATCCATTGTAGTTACAAGTGTGTCTATAGTCTTGAGTGCTGCGGCTGAGGCTGCCATATCTATGGCTACACCTGTGCCTGAACCTACACCTGTAGCTGTAAATAATACGCCTACAGTATTAGCGACTGCACCTATGCTTGTAAAGTCTGTTGTTCCTACACTTCTAATTGTGTATTGTTTTGTGGCTACAAATGAGCCTGCTGTTATGTTATATGCGGTATCTATACCTTCTAAAGATGTGCCAGTTGTAGCAAGAGTACCTAGATAGTCTACATCTGTATCAGCACTACACCATTTTTGTGTTTGGAAGTTGTATATAAGTAATTCTCTAGCACCAGATACGTTAGTATAGTTCCAAATAACTAAGTTACGCTCAGGGTCTATACTTGATGAGATGGAATCTATATCCCCAATGTTAGCATTGTTAAAGAAAAATCTATCTACTTTTTCTGCACCGATAGCAGTTACTTGTTGTCCGTTACATGAGTAGAATCCGTCATCTGCTAAGAAGTAAGTAACACCACTATACTGAGCTACAGAACCACCTTCTATACAGCCTACATTACGAGAAATTGTGTCAAACTGAAAGAATAAAGGTGAACCAATATATGACATTCTAACAATTGCTTTTTCTAGGAATACAATACCAAATTCACCACCAACGATTTGAGTTATATCTCCCCCGTCTGGCAAATCTTGGCTATCACTTTGTGATGCTGCTCCAGGAGTCCAATCCGTAGGGTCGTTAATATCACTAAATTGCACCCTTGTTGGATTTGTGCCTGCACCAATATTTGCACACACTACAAAATCACGAACAATTGTTACAAACTTAGCGACAGGAGCTGTTGCGGCTAAATCACCAAAGTAACTAGATGAGGTTACATCATAATATTGCACTTTCTCAGAACCATTTGTAGCAATAGCATAATTACCAAACTGTATAAATTGCCATCTATAACTACCTGTATAATTAGGGGCTATAACTGTTCCTGTAGCTGCTGCACTTGTAACATTAGCGTTGACTTTAGCATAGGTAAATGTTGTAGATGTAGGTGTTGCTGTAATAGTATAAGTACCATCAAATACATTGTTACTTGCATCTACTGTTACACTATCACCTGTGCTATAGCCATGAGCAGAGGCAGTTGTAATGGTAGCTACGTTAGATGTTAAAGCTACATTACTTATGGTTCTTGCTGCACTCTTACTTACATTATCTAATGCTAGGCTAGTTGAGTCTAGTTTAAATAGTTTAGTAAGACCACCTGCAAATAAAGTAACATCATTATCTATTTTAGCAGCAAAGACATTAGTTAAATCTTCACTTGCATCTGCTGAATAGTTTACTGCTGACTTAAATGCACCATAACCTACAGCTAGAGGAATGACATTATTAGCCTCTGATACTGTATCTAAGATAGATGGTTGGTCAGGTAGCCAGTCTTTGAATTGTATGCGTTGTGTAGGCATATTATATCTTTAAGCTCCAATTATTCATTGTCTACCTGTAAAACACAGTTAATAACAATTCTTGTTGAGTGATGTTTTGGTGGTGTAGCATTATGAAATTGTGTGGATTTAAACCAAAAACAATTACCAGCTACAGGTGAAGCTCTTTCTATAATTTCAGTTTTATCTGTATTATAGACAACAGTATCACCATCTGAATCATTTACATAATATATAAAAGATACACAGTCTTTCTCATTAATATTTACATCTGTATGAATAGCTAATTTGTTAGTATCTTCTGACAGTTCTCTTTGTGTTAAAAGGTTTGCTTTCATTCTAAGAATACCTTTTACCTTTAACCCTGTATGCAATTCAAAAAAGTATAATAAAGGTTTAATTTTTTCGTAATGAGGGCTTTTGTAACCTTGTTCATTCACAATCACATGAATAAACTGAAATATATTATCTTGCCCTTCTGTTGTAGAATTGCCATTGTAATACCATTCAAAACCTGCACTATCTATAAGGTTTTGTAAGAATATTTTAAAACTGTTAGGTACAAAGTCTTTTACGACCATAAATTAAGATTTCATAATAAATGCTAAAGCATAGTAAGGTGGTAAGTTTTGGTTAGTACCACTAGAACCTTCTGTTGAATTTGCTACAGTAATGCCTGTTGTTGCGGTTGATGTTGTAAGAGTTGCACTACCAGGAGCTGCTTGTGAGCCACCGCCTGATATAGAACCATTTTGTCCAGCTTGATTGCTTGCTACTACCGTATGATTATGACCTGCGTCTGTTACTGTTGCAGTATGTGTATGACTTACTACAATAGCATCTTTAGTACCACCAGTTTGTGTATAAGAAGCTGTAACATTTGTTTTAGCTGCACCACCACTATCAGCACTTGCACCTATAATAAATTTATCTCGTAAGTCAGGAGTGCTACTAGAACCATTACATAATAACCATCCAGTAGGTATAGTAGCAATAGTACCTGACCACATTATAATCATACCTGTTACAAATATATTTCCCCATGTAGGTGTTCCTGAGCCTGCTGATACTAATGCTTGACCTGACGTGCCTGCAGCACCATCTAATGTTAATGCACCTGTAACTGCAAGTGTGCCTGAAGATGTTAGTGTGCCTGCTACAGTAAATGGGTCACCGCTTGTGCCATCTTGTTGGTCTTTTAGTTGTGCCATCACAGACCGAATAGCATTGTTTACGTTTGCAGGTGAGCATCCTTCAGCAATGTTAATATTACTAATATCGGTGTTACTTGCTGGAGTTGCTGAATATTCACTAATTTTTGTCTTTGCCATTTTTTATCCTTGTTGTAACCATGTGTCTGTACCTGCTGATACAGTTGTCCATTCTTCGCCTTGCTTATATCCTTTAGCTGTAACTGTGCCTGTATTAGTTATAGAGATAATAGCTGAATATACAGCTACAGCACTTACAGCAACAGTCGCTAATGCTGTTATACTAGAGTTTCCACTAAATACCATGTTACTTAGTGCTGAAACAGTAGTGCTTGTAACAATATGAACAATACCGTCTACAGTTCCTTCAATATTAACTTCCATTTGTGCATTACAAGTAATGCTTGCAATAGCTAGTTTTATTTCACCTACTAACGAGCTAAATGGAACTTGGGAAAATGCACTTAAACCAAACATTATTTATCCTTTAAACTAATTCTTTCCAAGAGGTTGTTTCTTCATTCCAAGTATATTTACCTTCTTCTGTAGGCATATCTACAGGTGCTTTCCATTGTGCATTATCATCTAAAGTCCATGAAGCAAAAGGTTTAGGTGGAACAAACGCATCTAGTGTTTCATCATAAGTGTAACCAATACCAGCATAGTTTTTACGAATACGAGCATTGTATGATGTTTGTTTCCAAGTGCCACCTAAAAGGTTAGAGCAAAAAGCAATACCAATATCTTCTTTTTCTACACCATGTTCGTCAGCAGTATCTTTATCTGATACTACTATTACTTGAGTTACTATGTTGTTTTCTAATTTTGAAAAATGAGCCATGTTTAATTTCCTTTGTTGTTAAGCTGTATAACTTCCTGAAGCAGTAAATTTAATTATAGTGTTAGCACCACTTGTTGTTACAGTAGGACTTCCTGTAGTTGTTCCTGAATATTTAGCAGTAGGAACAGATAATATTACCACACCAGAACCTCCGCTACCTGCTCCTGGAGATATATATCCACCCCCTCCACCACCGCCTAAATTAGCAGTTCCTGATGTTGCAGCACCACCACCAACAGTATTACCACCACCACCTGTTCCCCCTGTTGCAGAAACTCCACCAGCATCTGCATTGCCTGCGCCACCACCAGCATATGTAACAGATGAGCCTGTAATGCTAGAAGCTAAACCATTACCACCATTACCACCAGCAGTACTTGTTCCATTGGCTCCAACAGCCCCAGCACCACCACCACCACCTGCTCCATAGTTTGCTGGAGTAAAGCTAGTTCCGCCAGCATTTCCTTGACCAGAGGTACCAGTTCCTCCTGCGTTATTTGCTCCACCATATGCACCACCACCACCGCCAGAACCTCCAGCAACACCAATACCTACACCGCCTAAAGCAGAGCCACCACCACCTCCACCGCCTGTAGAAGTAACAGTTGTAATTCCTGTGCCTGATAATACAGAGTTGCTTCCAGAAGCTCCCCTGTTTGGATTAGATGTTGCACCAGCACCACCTCCACCCACAGTAA